GGTCTAGGCGGGGGCGGGCGCTTTGGCGGTTGGGGATGGCAAGGAGGCGGACAAGGAGCGGGAACGGGAGGGGGCATCCCTCCGGGCTTAGGAGGTGGGGGAGGAAGAGCTAACCGCCCTTGGAATGGTCCGGGCGGGCAGGATATCCCGCCCCCTGCTCCGGGGACTGTCGGCGCTGGTACGGGAGCGCAGATGGCAACCCCCGGAGTAAGGGGAGGAGGAACTGTCGCGGATCGCAACAACAATCCGGGCAACATCAAGTATGGAGCTTTCGCGCAAAGGAATGGTGCCGTCGGTGCCGACAGTCGTGGCTTCGCGATATTCCCGACGCGCGAGCATGGGTTCAAAGCAGCGGAGAATTTACTCGGCGGAAGAGGCTATCAGGGATTGACGCTCGGACAGATCGGACGACGTTGGGCGGAAGGTGATCCGAATTGGTCACGAAATGTTTCGAGGGCGACCGGCATTCCCGAAGATGCAGTCCCAACTCCGGAGCAACGATCGTCTATTGCGCGTACTGGTATCCCGTCGGCGGAAGGCACTCGTTATGGTGCCGCAGGTGGGGGCGCTGGTGGTGGAGCAGGCGGTCGTACAAATATGGGCAACGCTGTCCCGAGTGAAATCCTGAATAGGGCGCGGCAAGTTGCTTTACAAGGAGGCCCCGGAGCGGTTGAGCAATTCATGGCACAGCAGGGTTATCCGCGAAGCGGTAATTGGTGCGGGCAATTCGCAGCATCGGTTGTTAGCTCCGTCGGTGGGACTCCTCCCGCTAATCCCGGCATTGCCTCTAATTGGCGCAACTTCGGAGAAGCGGTCGAGAACCCACAGCCGGGCGATATCGCTGTACGTCGCGGCGTGCGCACGGGTTCAACAGGATCGCATGTAACGGTCGTTGACCAAGTCGACCCGCGCACAGGGCGCTTCACTGGATTGGGAGGAAATCAGCGCGGGGGATTTCAAAGCCGCTTCCGCTCCGACTCGTATGAATTCCGCCGCGCTGCTCCGCGCCAAACAGCGACCTCCGGGCCTGATCAGCAGACGCAAGGCGCTCTCAATCAACAACCAGAATATCCGACCGCTCCTCCCGCCGATCTAAGCGGAGCGCAGAATGAGGCGCAAGAGCTTCGCACCCAACTCGAGCAGCCTATCGTCATCCGCGCTCGCATGGATGCATCGGAAGCACAATTCCGACGCACCTCGATCCGCAGAGAAACCGATAAGGAGCTACGCGAGAACCGCGCGGATAGTTACGCGGACTTCGGAGCAGCCTGATGATTGCAACTCTTTACCAATGGGGACCAATCCAATTCCAGATTTATCCTCTTAACGTTCACCAGATGGACCACACGACCCAAAGCGATTGGGCACGTAAGGAAATCGCGGGAGCGGCGCAGTATCGGGAATGGGTCGGTGAGGGGGATGACGAGATTACGCTTCGTGGTCGGGTCTTCCCGCATTACATGGCCGAGAAAATCCGGGCTCGCGGTTCAAACATCAATAGCTCCGGAGGATTGGGGCATCTCGATGTTCTGGATAACATGCGGCGGCTTGGGCAAGCTCATCTCTTGATCCGGGGCGATGGTTATAAGCTCGGTTGGTATATCTTGGAAAAACTCAGCCGCGGTCATACCGAGCTTGGTTCCGATGGCATCGGACAACAGATCGACTTCCAAGGCTCGTTCCAAAGAGTGCCAGTTCCCAACCCGGATAGTTACTTCGCGTTCCTTTGGGGCGCATTGAACGGATAGTGCAATGACCATTTCATCCTACGACCTGATCACGGTTGAAGGCGATTTCATCACCGCGGATAGTATCGTGTGGAAGCGATATAGGACGCGCGCCTTTGGGATCGTCGAGCGCTTGCTTGACGATAATCCACACTTGGCCAAGCTTCATAAGCTCTCACCTTTCCTTCCGGTTGGAACGCAAGTTCGTATTCCAATCGATACGGATATCTTGCGGAATAGGCCACAGCCACAAAAGACGGTCACGCTTTACGGCAAGGTTTGATAATGCCCCCCGCCCAAATACAGCAGGCTCATTTTCAAGGCTATCGGCGACGGGCCTTCTGTCAAATCATCGTCGATGGGCAGGATGTAACCGACCGCTTTGATCCTTATCTGATCAGCGTGCAGGTCGTCGATAACATCGATGTTGAGGACCTTTGCAACATCGAGCTTGACGATCGCAACGCACAGTTATCCATTCCCGAAGATGATGCGAACGTCGTCGTCAAGCTTGGATGGGCGGGAGAGGGGCCACGCATTCCGCTGTTCCGGCAAGAGCAGGTCGACGAAAGCGGGCATTTGATCGGATATGATTACGATGTCTTGCCAACGGACATTCCTCCCGGAGAGCTTCCTTTCGAGGCATCGGGGATGCTGATCGTATTTAATGGCTACGTTCATAATGTTGAAAGCGGTTTCTCTCGACGATCGGGTGGTCGCAGGCTTTGGATTGAAGCCAAAGGTACCCATGCAAAAGCGAATGATAAAACGCCTGATATGAAATCATGGGGGAGCGGAGCGGAGGCGGTCGGTAATGAGGCGCAATCCGGAGCGACCGGAGGAGGCATCCCGCTGTCGCAGGTTCTAGGCGATGCGGCGGCGAAAGCTGGAATGGGGTTGCAAATATCGCCCTCGCTTGGAAACATCTCCCGAAGCTTTTGGATGATGAATGAGAGCCCCCGACATTTTGCGGAGCGGATCGCGCATGAGATTGGCGGGCAAGTCAAGATGGCCGGAAACCAGATGATCATGACTTCGGCAACGGATGGCTTGAACATCGATGGTCAGATGATGCCGCTGATTGCCGTTGAGTGGGGCGTCAATCTTATCTCATGGCGCATCAAGCCTTACGTTGCGCGCTCGCAATATAAAGCAGCCCGCTCCAAATTCTTTGAAATCTTCAAAGGGAGTTGGGAGCAGACCAAGGGCGATATTGGTGGAAGCACTCCCTTCGGTAATGCGGCCGCGACCGCGATGCGTTTCGGCGCTGCTCCGAATAAACAGGTTGGCGATCATTACAATGGTGGGATGAGTGCGGAGAGCGAACTCAAGCGGGGGACCGGCTGGGTACTTTTCAATGGAGAACCGACCGCTCGCGCGGGTGCTGCGGTGCAGATTATCGGAGCGCGCCCCGGAGTGGATGGTAACTTCAAGATCAAGCAGGCGGAACATAATTACATAAGGTCAGGAGGATACACGACTCGTTGCGATCTTGATAAGCCGAGTTTCAATTCCGGCTACGAGCATTGGTTAAAGAAGTCCGGGCAAACCTAACCCAAGGGTGAGGGCTAAAAATGGTACTGCGATGGTTCGAGAAACAAAAGGCCAATAGAAAATGGGTTATGTATATATGCCTGCTGTGGAATTTCTACGCAAACGCAGCGGGCATCGGCTTACTGTCCATCGGTATCTCTTTCTTGCTAGTGCTGCCTTACGATATCGAAAGCCCGGTCTTCGAGCACTCGACGACCGTCAAGCCGCAGTTGGTCACGCCGACGATAAAGCGGGGCGGGCATGTTATCTACGTGGTGCATACGCGGCAGAACCAATCCTGCCCCGGAGATATCGTTACAACATTCACGTCAAAGACGGAAAGGACCGACCAGCCGCCTGCCGTCGTGACTATCCGGCGTCCGATCACGCGATCGGATATCGGAGTGTATCGGGATTTCCCCGTCGCGCTCGACGTCCCCGATACGGTATGGCCCGGCAAGTGGACGATGACCGTTGCCGCCGACTCTCACTGCCCCCTGCGAAGCCAAACGAGCACAATCGCCGAATTCGATCTTGAGGTAACGTCATGAACCTGGATTGGTTAAGAGACCTCGCCGACCTGCTAGGAGCGGAGCGCTATTCGCAACACGCAATCTGCCTGACGAATGATCCGCTGCTCATGATCCTCTATGTTGCGGGGAACATCTCGACCGGATGCTCCTATTTTGTTATCGGGGGTACGCTTTTCTTCAAGAGGTTCCGGCAAGTCACGCTGAACCCGGAAGCACGCGGATTGTTTGGAGCCTTCATCTTCCTTTGTGGTCTCAATCATTTTACGGAGACCCTGACGATGTTCTTCGGCGTTTATCGCTTGGATGTCGTTATCGTCGCCGCGATGGCGGCTGTCTCCGTAGTTACCGCCATCGTGACCACGCAACGATTATTGGAGCAATGATGACTGTTTTGAGCACGTTGGCCCAGATGCATCCGGATGTGGGTGTATTACTAACGGTCGTCAGTTACGTGTTCATGCTCATCCTATCGGCGGTGCTCTCGATCCGCTATGCGCAACGGCAATTCGTGCGCGAGCTTAAGAAGAGCGTACATACGGAAGTCAAAGCGATCACGGAGGATTTGGAGAAGGAGCTTCAAATTCCGCTGGGTAGTGAAGACTTAGCCCACAACGGACAGAAGTAAAATGGCACCGGAAATGGTCACGACGATCGGTGTTGTTCTGTCCGCATTAGTTACCGGGCTATTCGTTTATCTGGTGCAGCGGAAGAAATCCGGGACGGACGTGCAGGGGATCATCAACGAGGGTTTCAAGGGATTGGTCGATAAGCTTACGGACGAGATAAAGCGGCAAGCCGGGACGATCAATGATTTGCAGGATGATATCAAGGAGCTTCGGGAGGAAGTCGCTGAGTGTCAGATCACGGTCGACCATCTTGAAGAATTCATTCGCTCGAAAGGATTGATCCCGCCAGAGGTACTAAACGGGGGCGTTAAGAAATCACATAAGTCCCACGACAAGGAGGAGTTCCATGACTAAAGTCAACTATTCCGTATTCCGGACGCTAGCGCCCCGCATGATGCGTGATCTTATGCGCGACTTCGCTCCGCTCTCCGCAACCCAAGCGGCGGGCATCGTCGGCAACGGAGGCGGCGAAAGCGGGGGCTTTACCATCGCGCAAGAAGGAGGCATCAAGCCACCCAAGGGAGGATGGGGTGGCTTCCAATGGACCGGACCGCGTCGCCGTGCTTACGAAGCTTATATCAAGGCGCATGGGGGCGATCCGACGTCCCCAAGGGATGCGCTCAATTATGACTTCATGTACGGCATGCTGAAAACGGAACTCAAGGGGCCGGAGAAAGCCACCATTCCGGCAATGCGAACCTGTAAGACCGTTGCGGATGCGACCAAGATGTTCATGGTCAAATTCGAGCGCCCCGGCATTCCGCATTACGAGGGACGGGTCTCATGGTCTCAGATGGCGCTCGATGCTTACAATGCGGAAGAGGCGGCGATTGCCAAGGACCCAGTCATCAAGGCTAACGCTCCGCAACCGACGGATAGCGATCCGGCCCCGGAGCCGATTATGAGGGATGGGATTACGCCGGTTCCCGATGGCATCCCCAAGCCGGTCAATAACAATAAGAGCTTCTGGGGTACGATCCTTGGGGGTGCGGGCATCGGCGCGGCGGGCGCAGTCAAATTCGCGGGGCAAGCACTTCCTTGGGTCGTGCTCGCAATTGGCTTGGTGCTGCTCTTCATCTACGTGTTGCGCCCCGCTTATACGCGTTGGCGTGACTACTTACAGCACGCCCCGGAATTCGCCGACGCGGATATCAAGACGCGCTTTCTCGTATTCGTCCAAGGCTTGCGCACCAAGATGCTCGCACGCTTGGTCGAAGGATTGGGAGCGCTGACCTTCGCATTCAGCTACGCGGATACGGCAATCGGCGGGACCGGCATCGATCTTAACTCCTTCCTGCCTGCCATCCATATTCCATTTACCGAGATGGAAGTACAGGCTTCACAATATGCGCTCTTGCTTTCCGTCGGCGTCTCGCGCGCATTCGATTATTTCCGATCGATCGCAACTGGTGAGCAAGGCAAGATTGATCCGACCCTCGCAGTAACTGTCGCGGCGGATAGCTCGCATGTTGCAGGGGCCACGCCGACTCCGGCACTTGCCGCGGTGACCGATCCGGGCACGCTCCCGGTTGACGTGTTGGCTCCTGCGGTCGAGGCGGCGAACGCTCCGGAGCATGTCGTCGTTGCGAAGGTTGCGAGGAAGATCACCAAGAAGCGCCCCGCGAAGAAACCAGCGAAGAAGAAAGCCAAGGCCAAGCGCAAGCCTGCGAAGCGTAAGCCCGCGAAGAAATCCAAGATCAGGAAAAGGAAGTAATCAGTCATGGGCAGTCTGATTAGCTGGCTCTTCACCGGAGGAGCAACGGCCATCTTTTCAACCGCGGGGAACATCGCCAATAAGATCGGCGCTCCTTTGGCGGAAGCTTACGCGGCAAAGCAAAAGGCGATGGTCGATCAACACGGGATGGACGTCAATGCCGCGACGCAGATTACCCTTGGCGGTTATCAATCCGATACCCGCACCGGAGAGCTTTATGCCGCGCAAGCATTGGCGGATAGCACGAATGAAAAGAACTCGTGGATGAGGAAGATTGCTTTTCTCATCGCGGCTTTCGTGCTGGCGTGCGTTGCAATCGAGTCCACGCTTCCAAAGCTTGCGGCCGCAATCGGCATCGACACAAGCCACATGGTCCCAATCTGGATGTATCTTTTCATCGGGATCATTACGGCGATCGTCGGACTTCGGCCATTGGAGAAGGCCAGCACGACGAAGTCCATAACCAAGATGCAAGCGACGATCGCGGAAGCCGCTCCTTCCGCCAAGCTTCCGTCCGGGCTCTTCGGAGGCAGGGGAGCTATCGATAAGGCGGGCGCTCCCGGAACCGGCTAGGAACCTGCTCTTTGAGGCGGCAAGGCGGCAAAGAAAAGGGCGGGCCTAGCTAGGCCCGCCCTTCATCATTGCAGGGATGAGGTTCTAGGCATCGGAGGCGATTGGCGCGATGCATCGATGCGGTTGCCCCATGAGCGCCTTGCGATGCTCCGAACGATGGCCGACGCGATTGCTCTTCGCGAAGCGTTGACGTTTCTCGACCGATCCGAAGACCTCGGTCACGGCCCCGCCCTTCATATGGATTTGGTAGCCGCCCTTCGTCATCGTGAAGGGAGCGGTCAGCTTGCCGAGATGGTCATACTTCGTTCCCTTGGGATGAGTGAAGGGTTCGAAGTAGGAAGGGTGCAGGAAGTTGGACATCGGGATGCCGTCGACGAGGAATGTATCCTCCTCGACCGCGTCACACATTTCGTAGGCGTGGAGAATGCCGTTCGGAGCCTGTGCCCAGAGATTGGCAAGAGGATCGATTGCCATCTCGAAAACTTCGTGGCAGGCGGTGACGCTGACCTCCTCCCCGTCGGCAATTGTCGTCTTGACGAATATCTTGCTGACCGGTTGGCCCTTCGTCGTCAGGTCGTGGTAGCCGAGCGCCCCGGCTTCATCCGCGGTATCGATGTAGAGGATTTGCCATTCGTCGGCTTTCGCCTTGCCGCCCTTGGGGACGTTGTAGAGCGTCAGATTGTAGCCCCAAACCGGGACGAAGAATTGCGTGTAGCATTTCTGCAACGCCGCGGTCAGCGCGTCGAAGGAGTACTTGCCAAGAGGCACGGTCGCCTGATTGATGCATGCGACACGCACGTTCTGACTTCCTTGACCGGCTTGCGCGGCGCGGATGGGTTGCTTCGTCATTTCTTTTCACTCCATGTTGAGGTTCTGATTTCTAGCAGCCCCAAAACCACAAGGCTGTCGCCCATTTCGTATCCCCGCATGATGGGCAAAGCGGGCGGGTCCATCGGATTGGTGCCGGGCGTGATCCGTCAGGCGATCCGCATCCGAACCCGGGTAAGCGCGGTCCCCAATTGATACAGATCGGGCAGCGCTCAAGAGGAGTAGGTGGCTTTGGGGGCTTGCTTACCTCTCCTCCGATGTGCCACATGTAGGCGTTGAATGCATTGTAAAGCTCGCGGTGCCGGTCGCTTTCCTTGGCAACGGCCAATAGAACCGCTTTCTTATCTTCCCCTGATTTGTAGATAGCGTTGCTATCCGACATGCTCGCATACCAATCGTGGCTGTCGAGCACGTGCCAGAATGTGAGAAGGTCAGTCATCACGTTTCCACCAGAGTTGTCGTTGGTCGCGTAAGCTGTCTTCTCCAAGCCGCATTTTGACCTCCCCATCAACCGGTATCGCGGGAGTGCCGGTGAGCATTGTTGGAAGAGGGAAGGCAAGCGTCACGCCGCAAAGGACCGCGACCCCTCTGTGAATTGCCTGTTGGTTGAGCCATGTGTTCACGCGCTGCGCTGCGGATACGATTTCATCCGGCACGTCAATTTGCCCCGCTGGCTTTCCATCTCTCGCCAGAAGATCGATTTTCATCACGCACGCTCCTTTTGCGCTCTCCTCCTCCGAATGCGAACGTAGCGGCGGATGAGTGTTCGCCGCTTCATTGTTAACCGCCCGATCAACATGTGCGTGGCGGCTAGCTCGTTGCATAGAGCTTCTGTTAGAAGTTCAGGCCCCGAAGGGCTACGCGTTTGCGCGGGCTGCTCCTTTGCAAGGCGCGGCGATCCGGGTTCCTTGCCCGCGTATGGGATGAGTTTTCTTCTCATTGTCGTTACGTCGAACAGGAGCCGGACTCATCTGAGTACTTGGCCCATCCGGTCGGATCATCGCCAAGGCGCTCGTCAAGCTGCGCTTCGCTTTCCGGGTAGAGATGTTTGGCGCGGACCATTCGGATGTATAGCGCCAAGAAGTAATCCCGGACGCCTTCGTCGAAATGCTTGTAGCCGACGATTTCGAAAGCATGCATCATGTGTTCGTAATAGTGCTGGTGAAGCTCATCCCGACTTCGGATGAAGTCATCGGCGACCTTTTGAAGAGTGCCGCAGCGGGCATCATATTCGGATTTGAAGTTATACTCCGATGCGTCGTCAAATACAGCAATCCAGAAATTGGGCGTCGGTTCGGAGTACTGCCGGATTTCGGCAAGAGGGCCGGTGAAGTCACCGCCGCCCGGCAAGAAAGGATTGGTCAAGGCTTCCCCCTCGAATGCAGAGACGATGATCACGCGGCGGAAGAAGCGGACGACGCGCTTCGCTTTGTGGCCTTTGGGTAAGCCATCACAACCGCGGATGCCAGAAAGCATCGTCGATTGTTGCATGAGGGGAAGGAAGGATACCCATTTCTGAATTGTCGATCGTGGGACCAATTCCTTTCGGGCTTGCTCTCGCGCGTCAAGAAGGGCGCTTTCACGGCGGAGTTGGTCGCTGCTGAGTTGGGTTGGGTTGACGAAGCTCATGTTTGGTTCCTTTCTTCTGGGACAGGAGAGGCAACGGCGTTCGGATAAATTCCACGTCGTGGGCGGGCAGTCGTCACATAGAACGAACCCGATGGGCTTTTCAATGCATCGGGTCGAACATAGTATCATCTTTGGGCAGGCTGTATGTCGCGGACATCCAAGGATGCGGGCGGTATTGATCGCGGCACTTTCCATATTCATTAGTTAACTCTTTGTGTCGATCCGGGACCCATATTTCTTTTCTCTCGTTACGGTAATGGTCGAGGAAAAGGCGGGGCTTTGGATGACGTGTTGGTCGGTCAGGAAAATCTGACGATCGAGGCGTTGTGCCCGCTCCGCTAGGAATTCGCAGAGGTCATCTATTCCCCGCCTGCTAACGGCTTGTGTCGGTTCGTCGAGAATTTCCAAGCTCGGTTCGATCCCGGCATAATGAAGCAGCACTTCGCCAAGCGCAAGCGCCCCGCAAATCCGCAAGCGCTGGCCTTCTCCCCCGGACCAAGCCTCCCATTTGACTGCTTTATCATTCTCCGGGGAGAGGATCATGACATTAAGCCCGCGCTGAGTCGTATTCGATTTGGTCTCGCGCTCGATATCATATCGTACTGCCCAATCGATCAATCCAAATTCGTCAAGCATGGAGTTCGTGGCAATCTCCAATTCGTGAAGGCATTCCTCGATTTCATAAAGCTTCACTTCCTTGAAGCCTTTGACCCAGAATGCTGTTTGGGTTTTCCTGCTTTCAAGGGAGATAAGTTGGTCCTGCAAGCGGCCGATTTCCTTGGCAATCTGGCGGGCTCTCTTATCGAGGGATCGGCGCTGCTCCAAGTAGGGATTGCTCTCCTCCTCCCGCTCGCGCTTGGCTTCTTTGGCTGCATTGATTTGAGCTTTCAAGCCAGCTATCTGCGGAGCGGTGAAATCGACTCCTGCCTGCCATCGATCGATCACCGCCTCGAACCGCGCTCGTGCATCTTCGGCGATCTTCAAGGTCTTGGTCAGCTTCGCGATATCTTCGACGAGCTTCTTGGGAGGTTTGGCTTGGCTCTCGTCATCTAGCGCGGATATGCGGCGTTCGAGGTCCGCCCGATGCTTTGCTAAGGCCGTCCCTTTTGTTGATTGCCCACACGTCGGGCATTTATCACCCTTGCCTAGCTTACCCAATTCGTCATCAAGCTCATTGGCGCGCTCACGTTTGCGTTCCATATCCGAATTGAATTTGAGTAACTGTTTCTCCGATGCGGCAAGGAGTTTTTCGCCGCGCGTAATCTCTGTTATCAAGCCTTTGATTTCCGCCCCCGCCCCATCGACCTTAAGGCTGGCTTCCGCGTGACGATCTTCGGCGTGCTTCAACTCCTTTTCCAGCTTCGTCAGGTCCGTATTGGATTTCTTGTTACGCTCGCGCCGCTCCTGTTCCCAATCTTCCGATTGATCATCGAGGCGACCGCGATCTAGGTTAAGTCGCCGCTTCTCCTCATCCAATGCGTCGAGCTTGGCATTTGCCGCGGTGATATCGGAGGCGATCCCTTTTGCCTCGTCGCCTGCGGTCTTGGAATAGTTATCCCATCTGTCAAGCTTGAGGATCGGAGTAAAGAGTTCGAGCTTCTTGGAAGGGAAGAGGTCGAAGAAAAGATGTTGCCCCTGACCAAGCAAGATCGTGTGAGTAAAGACGGCAAAGCTCATACCGATGAGGGCATCAATTCGTTCTTGCGGAACGATCTTGCCATCAAGCGTGAGCTTGGAAAGCGTTCGTAAAATGCGATGCTTTTTGTGGTCGCAGAATATGTGAAGCTCGACATAAGTTGGTATCTTGCCGTAACATTCCCAAGGCTTGACATCATTTCGATTGAGCCCGCCGACCGTCTTTCCATAGAGGCACCAAACCAGCGCTCCCCATATGGAGGATTTCCCCGCTCCATTGCTCTCAAGGCTGGGTTTGGCAAGGTTCCGGCCTTCCATGAAATGGAGGCCGGGGCCTATCGCATGGAAGTCGAGAACCTCTCTGCCGATGAAGGTACGAAAGCCTTCAATATCCAGTAAGTCAAAATCGAGGTCCATTATCGCATCCAAAATGGGAGACTGGGTTTCCGCGCGGGGATCGCGATCAAGCGATTGACCTTCGTCTCAAAATTCTTGGCTTCCCCACTATCCATAATCCAATCGTTGACCGCAAGGTCGCTCTTGCGGCCGCGAATGGCATTGATGGAAATGAAGGCCCGATCAAAGTGCTTCGCATCCGACACGTGATCTAGACCAACGTAGAATAACATGGGGTCATTCCACGTCGCGCGTATTCTTGCTTAAGGAAATTGAACGGACTACGCCATCCTTGCGTTTCCAAGGAGCGTCCGGAAGCGGATACTTCTCGACCAGCTGTCGGATGTTGAGTTGCCACTCCTCGTCCGTAAGGACAGTTTCCCGCGCGGGGGTCGTGTGCTTTGTATCGTGTTCATTATCTTTCGTCATTCGTTCGTAGCTTTTACCCGCTGGCCATTTCTCGACGACAAAGCCGCTCCGCGTCAGGATGCTCGGCCAAAGAACGAGGCGATTTGCTTTTACATTTACATTTGACATCTGCTCTTCTCCTTATGAGCGTTCAGCGATTAACGTACCAGTCTTGAGAGTGCCCGGATCGACGCTGCGGTTCTTTCCGTAGGCTAAGATCAATTCTTTATCGGAGCGTTTCTTGATTGCTCCTCCTTTGACTTGTTTGCTCCCGCGGTATTTGACGATTGGTTGGATGATTGAAATGGTAATATCGTATTTATCCGCCCATGAGCGGATATCACTTCGGAGCTTGGGCCACTGATCGACCTTATCGGCATCTATATGCACGCGGACCTTGAGGATGTCGCCTGCTCTTACACTATTCAAGGTCGAATGAGGATCGAGCTTCTTTCCTGCTTCGACCTCGACGAGTATCTTTTGCGGGCCATCGCAGGGGATCGGGGTCAGCTTCTCCCCTTCAATCAAGAATAGTTGTGGGTGGAAATCGTCTCCGAAATTGATTGTGTAGGGAGCACCAATATAACTGACCGGTCCAAGCTCCTGCGGCACATGTACATCCCCGGAAATCACCTGCGCTCCCTTCGGGATCACTTCAAGCGGGATACCGCGCAAGCGTTTGCCGAACCCGTTATCCGCCCCTGCGAATGTGTTATGTGTGATGATCAGGCGGGGGCGCTTTAGATCGACGCCTTTCCAATCCGCTTCGTAATCCCTCGTGTGGGGAAGGAATAACCAATCGTCAATCAGGCGGGGTCGCCTTATCCAGCGGATGCCCTCGATATGCGAAAGGAACTCGAAGAAGGGCCACTCCTCGTCCAGGTAATCATGGTTGCCTTGCAGTGCGATTATCTCGTCAACCAATTCGGCAAGAAGCGCGAAGTAGTTGACGATCTTGTTGACCAGCCATGCGGAGTGGCGATCCTTTGCGTCGGTGAAATCCCCCACGAAGATCAATCGATCCGGCTTGCTCTCGTAGACGATATCTCGTAGATAGCTTTGAAAATCGTGACGGTACTTATCACGGGGGTTATCGTTCAAATGAAGATCGCCGACGATCAATGAGCGGATCGACATGGCTAGCTAATTTTCTGTGTGATCGTGTTCGGGCATTGGGTCTTGAGGAAATCGATCAAGCTTTCCCGCCCATCGTTATCGGCGAAGTAAAGGATAATCGCCTTTAGGTGGGTGAGTTCCGGGGAGCGCTCCCGCCCGCGCTCCGAAAGCACGAAGGCCATCAACGTTTCGACCGGATTGTTTTGCCGGAGGATTGCGTCTCTGCTAAGCGTCGAGAGCATTTCCCGGCAGCGCTCGCGCAGTTGCTTCGTGACTTCTTCCGCATGCCGCGCGGCTTCGATATCAGCTTTAGTCTTTCTTTTTATTGTCATTGATCCTTCTCCGTTTCGTGAAGTGTTCCCATGCGATGAAGCGGGCGGCAACAAAGTAGATGCAGTAGTTGCGGAGCTTTGCTTGCGCGCCTCCCCGGCAGCATAAGGCGGTCGAAGCTTTTGGTGCCTTCTTGTTTACTCCATCCCTTGGATAAAGCACTCCCCCGTTCCTCCTTGCTTGCTAGACGTGTTCGTGCAGGCGAAGTGGATATGGTGCTTGGGTGGGCCGGATGTTCGCGCCCAGACCATTCCGCCGCATCCCTTGCGCGGGCATTTCGCCTTGAGCATACTCGAAGCTCGGTTCTTCGGGTCGGCGAAATGCTTCTTGAATTGCATAAGGACGTTTAGACTTTCTTTGACTATCTTATCCCAATCGATGGACTTATCTTTTGCTCGCGCCTTCTCTTTACGAAGCTCCTCCATACGCTGCGTCGGATTGCGCGGATGGTATTGCGTCTTGCGAGTACCGATAACGCTGGCCATTTTCAGGTTCTCCTTTTGATGCGAGGTACGTAGTAGGGCTGCGCAAGAATATCCGACAATTTGAATACTGTGCAGGATGCCCCCATGCAGTTGTTGAGATGAGGCAAGCTATCATCCGTATAGAGACCCAGTAGCCCCTGAAACTCTCGCAGCATGATGACGAGCGGGACTTCGTTATTCTCCTTGACGACGAGCACCGGATGTCGATTATGTTCATGAGCCCGCTTGCAGGTCTCTTCCCAGAAAGCCGCCAGCTTCCCGCCGCCGTGGAGGATGAAGAGTTGAATATTCAGGTTCTTGTAGAATTTGCATTCGAAGTAGCAACGATCTGTCAGGTCGAAGCCCTCGCTTGATACCGCCGTAATATCCCCCGCTTGCCGGACGTTTCCCGCCCCATGAACGGTTGCCCGCCCGCCGCTCATCGCGGATCGCCAGAATACATCGGAGCGCTCTCCCCCGGAGACCCAAAGCGAAAGAGCTTTACAGACCTCCCTCTCGAATTGCTGGCCCTTCCCCTTGCCCTTGGCGCGAGGTTTGGAGCGGGCGGTTCGACGGGGGCTGCTTCTCCTAGCGACCATTTGCTTTCCTTCTCAGAACGCTTCTTTGCCATTCCTGCAAGCCGCGAAGATCGGCGGCAAGATCGCCTGCGGTTTCGAGAGCTTCCTTGGTGCGCCCCTCCTGAATGAGCAGGATGAGTTCGCTGCAATGCCTTCCGATCTTGGATAGGCACCGCTTGCCGCGATCATGCGAATTGATAACGCCCATGCCCGCCCCTCATTCATTGCCAATTAGTATTTGGTGCGGGTGGGAAGAAACGTCTTTTCGATTTCCCAGTATCTCTTCGTAACGATTTCCCTGACGCGGGCAAGCTCCTTGTTGTATTCGTCCTTGTCAAGACTGGCGACGAGGCGGCTGTATTTGCTCTTGTTCACGCTATGATGGTCGTAGATATCATCCGCGATCTTATGGGCCTTTGCCCAATTCAAACAGGCAGTCAAATCGTCGATGCCGAAGCCGAAGAGGATGTTGAAATCACATTGGCGGTAAGGAAGGCCGACCTTGCACTTGTCCATGCGAGCGCGAATGTGATTACCGACCGGCCGCTTGAAGCCGCCAAGCTCGCGCCATACGTTCTCGACGTGCGCGAGATAGACAATCTGCGAACAGTAGAAGTCCATCGCATTGCCGCCCGATCGCGTATATTTCTTGCCGAAGGTCGCGCCGATCTTGTCGCGGGTCTGTGAAATAATCCAAAGCGTAATCCGCGCCTCCTTCATCGGATCGGTCTTGCGGCGGAATAGCTGTGACATCATCTTGGCCTTTTCCGCGCCGTAGCTGCCCTCATCGATGGCGCGAGCTAACTCGGCACGAGAGGAAATGGCATCGAGGGAGTCGATGATGAAGAGCGTATGGTAGTCATTGGTCGCCGCCTTATCACAGCGGTAATCGATTTCATCGTACATATCCTCGACCGCCCGCCAAGGCTCTTCCGGGTCGCCGAAGTCGACATCATCGACGGGCATTCCCAAGGCTTTCGCATAACTCAAATCGAAAGCCTTCTCCCTCTCGCGATAACGGACGCGAGCCTTCTTGCCATACTTCCGCATGAAGTTGGTAGCTGCCTCGATAGCAAGCAGGGTCTTGCCGGTGGAGTTATCGCCGATGACATTTATATGCCGCTCTTCCGCCCATCCCCCGCCGAGTATCAAGTCGAGGTTGAGGCATCCGGAAGGAAAGAACTCGACGCCCTCTTGTTGCTTGGCGAAGTAATTGCCACCCTCTTGCGCCCGATCACCGCTCTTAGAAATTCGCGCTACCATTTTCCCGCTCCTTGATGAAAGCTTTTATGTGAGAAACGGGAGGGCGTTTCCTGCCCTCCCGCCGATGGTTCCCGTCAAAGAGAGCTAGTCGCGATAGCGACGCTCACTCCTCCCGCCCCTTTCGCCGCTACTCCCACGGCGGGCGTTCCTCCGGGGAGGAGGGGGGTCGTTGTCCCGATCCTCCCGGCTTCCACGCCGCTCGCTCCGACCGCCGCGATCGTTATCCTTGTCGTTATCATCCTCCTCGTCGGCGCCATTGCCGTTATCGTCGTCGGCACCTTCGTCGGCACCATTGCCATCGTCGTTATCGCGATCCTTGTCGTCGTCACGATCCCGGTTTCGACTACCGCGGCGGCTACTGCCGCGGTCGCCATCATCGTCGCGATCCCGACTTCCGCGACGCGAAGAGCCACGATCGCCATCGCGATCCTTATCGTCGCCGTTGTCATCATCTTTCCCGCGATCATCCCCGGCATCGCGATCCCGCTCCGGCTGGGTCCCGGAGATGACGTTGTCGAGATAATCCTCGTCGTAATAGTTGAGAACGTCGGGGATCGGATTTTTCTCGGCGAATTCGAGAATATCATTCTGGATACCCTCGTCGTCGTCGATGGGGCTTTTGTCGCGGTCGAAGGCGAAGCCGGAGTAGCGAGTGCGCTGGCCCGATCCGCTCCGGAAGATCGAGAGGTCGTAGCCCTCGTCGGGATGATCGATCGTGAGGACGCTGCCCTTCTTTTTGTCGATCGACACCTTGATGATATCCCGCCATTGCCGCTCCGACATCGTATAGAAGGCAGGCATTGGCGGATCGGTCTTGTCGTCGCGGTCGATGATCCACATTGCGACGTTCTCACCGGCGCGGTAGACCTTCGCACCTTCCTTGTCGCCCGCATCGTTGCACGCCTTGGCTTCTGCACAGATCGGGCAATGCTTGTTCAGCATCTTGCGCGGGCACAGATACGTGCTCTCATCCGGCCCGACATACTTGTGGAGCCAAATGGTGTAGACGCAGTCGTCGTGGTTATCCCACGTCGGCGGAAGGATGCGGATCAGGTTATCGCCGCTCTTCGGACGCCAAACATCGACGTTGCTTTTCACGATGGAGTCGAAGTTGCCGCCTTGGCGCTCCGCTTTCTTCTTGGTGGCTTCCGGATCGCGTGGCTTGTAGACGAAGCCGCCGCCTTTCCCGCGACCGCTCCTTCCGCCCCGGCTTCCGCGATCTTCATCCCGGTCGCGATCCCGATCCCGCCGCGATGATGAGCGTTCATCGCGATCATTGTCGCGATCCCGATCCCTTCCCCCACGATCGTCGTCCCGATCACGACCCCCACGACTTCCCCGCTCTTCGTCCCGACCGCGGCGCGAACCACGATCATTGTCGCGATCCCGGCTACTGCCACGGCTCGCGCTTGCTCGACGTGCTACCATAGTAAGCTTCTCCTTCTTTCACGCTCTCTGGTTGAAAGCTCTAATCACGGTTCCGGCCGCGTCCGCCTTCACGACGCTCGCGAGCGTCGCGGTCATCCTCATCACGGGAAGAGCGGCGTTGGCGCTCTTCGTGCCGCTCGCGGCGGATGTTATCCGCGACCGGATCGCTTCTCGTCCCCTGCTGAGTGAAGAAGTCACGAAGGAACATCTGCACCAAGTCCTTGAGTGCGTAGCTACGCTGCTCGAAGGAGCGGGTCAAGGCACCAAGGACGGCTGCCCGCTCCGCAAGTGCGAGATGTTCGCGGATCGCCGCGCGAACGGCGGGGGAATTGCGCCGCTCGCTTTCGATTGCCTTTTCCGTGATCTTATCTTCCGCGCCATAGCTGTCGCGGATTTTCTGATCTTCGGAAGCTTCGACCTCCTTGATGTTCTGGTAAGCAGCATCGCGGCGCGACGTAGCGATTGCGGCCGCTTTGGCAACGCGCCAGTAAGCTTCCGCTTGCTCGCGGTCCGCTTGCTCCAAGTCCTGCCCGATTGGAAGAGCCCTTTCGAGTTCTTCAATCGAGACGCCGCCGACGGCGTCGGATCGTGGAGCATTGGAACGTTGCCCGCGCGGTTCATTCGGCACGCCGCTTCCCGTGCGAGGAGGGGAGGGCGGGTCGCGCCGACTATTCGATCTTGCCACCATTGTGGGTGCCTTTCTATGTGTTGACTATCGTGATGCCTTCACCATGGGATAGACGACATTCCCATGCATCTTCGTCGCTCGTGACGATCTTTGTTTGCCTCCCTGCTTCGCTATCCGGACATAAAGTAATATCGCACAAAGCCGTCCGTAAGTAGATGTGCGAACTATCCGCTTTCAGCCATATGAATGGTAAAGCGATGATCAGCCGTTCCGGAGCGCGAAGAGCAAGCTTCGCGTAGCGCGAATGTGTGGGCATTTGGCAGGGCCTCCCTCTACCCTCATTGGGTCTATTCAATCATACACGGCTAGGCGGAAAACATTGCCCGCCCAAGCGAACGCAGCAATGGAGCGGAGCCTTCCGCCGAATTGTAAGTCTCGGCGAAAGCGTCCATGATTTGTAAAGCGGCGCATGCTGCGTCATCGCTTTTTGCCCCTGCGATGACCTTGGCGAAGTAGCGCTGGATTACGATCCGGACGCTTTCTGGGTTCTCTTCCTCATCGATGGTCGTATAAATTCCCATGAGCTTAGCCCACGATCCCCTGCCTTTCGCCAGATATTGACAAAGCTCAAGCACCGCCTTGACCTCGACGACGGTCTTAAGAAGTTCCGCCGCTTCACGTTTGCTGGTCACGTCGCGGCATGTTTCCATATTGACGAGAAGTTGCCGGGGCGATCCTTGTGCTTCGCGGATAACCATATCCGCAACATCGCCCGGAATATCGATCCGCTCCTCTTCGGCGACGAAGTCATAGAGTTCGCCAAGCTCGCGCTCCTTGACCAGCTTAAGGTGGAGGATCGTGCAGCGGCGCTTGATCGTGATAGGAACCTTTGCTTCATTCGTCGTGCAGAACATCCAGAATATATGGGGAGGAGGTTCCTCCGTAATCTTGAGCAGCGCGTCCCATGCCTGTTTACTCAGGCCATGCGCCTCGTCGATGATGATGCATCGTGCCGTGCTGTCGCCGAAAGGCTGATAATCCGCCATCTCCTTAATGGCGCGGATCGCATCAACCCCGCTATTCGTTGCAGCGTCAAAATCCCGCACATCTTGAGCATTCAGCGCGCCGAGTTCCTTGGCGGCAATCCGGGCTATGCTCGTCTTGCCAACCCCCGATGGGCCAACGAATAGGAACGCCTGAGAACCCCGCCGCGCTATAATCCCTTCAAGGGATTTGACCGCGGCATCCTGCCCGATGACATCGCGCCATCGATCGGGGCGGTACTTCTTATGAAGCGGATTTGGCTTGATAGGCTCGATTTCTTTTGTCGTCGCTCTCGCAACCATTGCGCATTCCCTTTCTATGGACGGGTGTGTTTGTGCTTTATGAGTTTCTCAAGGTCCTCGATGTTGAGATAGTTAACTGCATACGTGATAGCTCTTCGTCGAGCGCTCTCGCTTTTCCATCGGATATCCGCTTCCGGATCGACCTCCCTCAAATGCTTCTTGAAGTATTGCCATTCCTCATTGCTAACGTTGCGCTTATCGGTATTGATCCGCGTAACGACGGCTTTAAGACGGGGAGGCCAAGTTATGCCCTCCGAAGGAAGGAGCGGCGGGCGGGGAGGAAGATAGGTCACGGCTTTGCCCTTTTCCTTGTTATAGTCATTTCCAATTCATCCCCCGGCTTGTAGCCCGGGTTCTCCGGAAAGAGCCCGATGGCCGACCCATCCGATATTCGCACCTGCCATCCGATAGTGCGAATATCATAGGCCATGTTTTGTTCGGACGGGTCTTTGGTCGGATCGGCCTTCCGGTGATTATAATGCTCCTCGACCTCCGTTACCTTTAGGACCTCGCGGTGGAACGTCCACACGACGCGCGTCAGGATTTCCTTTGGCTTTTCTTCGCTCATCGATCATCTCCCGATCCGTGATCCGTATCACGCTCTTGCCTGCCCACGATCTTCTCCGCTTCCATCGCGAGGATGTCTTGCAGATTGTAGCCAAGAAGATTGGTGATCCGGATGAGATACCAAAGAGTGTCGCCAAGCTCAGTTGCAATGCGTTCTCTAAGAACATCGCGCGTCATTATGTAAGCTTGCATCTCGTCCGGACCGACCGCGCGTTCGAAATCGTCCCGGATGATCTTGCAGATGTAATCGTGCACTTCCCCTGCCTCGATCATAAGCTTTCCAGAAAGATACTGAATATCTTTCGCTCCATACATACGAACCCGCTTGCGGAAGAATTCTTCGTACTCCGGAAGTGTCATGATGTAGCTTCTGCTCATAGCTTTACTCCACCTTTCCACGTATCCGACGCATAAGCGCCAATCTTCTTAAGCTCGGCCCAGTTATCGCCGACGCTCATCTCAACTTCGATTGGTACGCAGTGTGCCCATTCAAATGGTGTATCAATCATTGTTTGAATGACGACCTCCGCGTTCCGTTCAATATCTTTCTTTGGCCAAAGGAAAGTCAGGTCATCGTGAATTTCTAGCATGGCCTGATAAGCGGGGTGCCCTTCTTCGTAACTGCGCCGTGATAGGCGCGCCATTGCGTCACAGACGATTATAGCTTCATCCGATTGAATAGGGGAGTTGATGATTTGGTTCTGCTCGACCGGCGCTCTCCTTCGGAAGCAGGATAAGCCGGTCACATAACCGCGCTCGAAATAACTGGCCTTGAGGTCTTCCTGCCATGAGAGAACGTCGGGGAAGTCGTCAAAGATCATTTCACGAAGCTCCTCCGATGCCCACTCCTCGATGCCCAATTCCGCGGAAGTCTTGCGGGCCTGTGCGCCGAAGAATGTTGGGAACACAAATCCATTCTTGGCCTTGTGTCGCTTCGCGCTGCGGTATTCCTTATCGTGAACCAGTTTCTTCGGGTCCGCCCATTGCGGGAATATCTTCTGTATTTTTTCCATCCAATCCGTGTGAATATCGTAACGATCCCAGAAAGCTTGGATGAGGCGCGCGTCTTGACTTTCCATCGCGATATTGCGCGCTTGAATTCCGGCATAGTCAAAGGAAACGAGCTTAAGATCGGTCCCCAAGCCAAGCGCCTGTTCGAGATAAATCTGTTTGAGGGCGCTGACGATCCTGCGGACCTCCTTCATCTCCTCGTCGCGCTTGGGCCAATTCTGGATGTTGGGTTCTTCGGAGGAAGTGCGCCAAGTGCGCACTTTGCAAATCGAGATGATCATATGAAGGAGACCATCCGGATAGACGTTGGTGCGCGGATGGTCGGGGTCACAGGGATCGATATAAGTCGAAAGCGCTTTCGAGGCTTTCCGCCACTCGACCGTCAATCCTGCGAGCGGATGATCAACGGCCTTTAGCGCCGCCTCATCCCCCGACTCGAGGTCGCGGAAATGGAGGAGCTTGCGGAAGAGCAAGCCAACGTCTTTACTGGAAGGCCCCGGATTATAATGGTGGCCGTAATGATTATGGAATTTCTTTGCATCGGGATCGGCATCGATCCTTTGTTCGATATCGTCCAGCCGATCGTTATATTTCGTTTGCAGGGTCTTGACTTCATCGCGGTTAACCGGAACGCCTTGAAGTTGCGACAGCACCATGGTCGGAGCGCGCTCGACTTGGTATTGATAGACCTCGGAAAGCTCCTCCTCTTCTAGGCGCTCCTCTTGCACGAACCAAAGCTCGCGATGGAACTTCGCGTCGAGAGCATTGTATTTCAGGACGGTATCAACCGGAGTATCGGCTAGCTGCTTACGATCGACATTCGAGAGGGCCTTAAGATCGAAGCCGAAATATTGCAGGCATAATGTGTCGAGGGAAAGCCCGCTCTCTCCCTTCCGATGACCTTGCCGTTCATCAAGAATGTAAGCCTGCGATTGGGCATCTCCCCATTTGCTCCCCCATAGACAATCCTTCCCGTAATGATAAGCCGACCACTCCATCTCGAATGGCAAGGCAAAAGATATCTTGCGAGTCGGGGCATCGTGCAGGAAATCGCCGAAAGCAGTATTGACTTTCTTGCGATCCGCATCCGACCAGAACGCACCTTTATGATGAAGGGGAAAAGCCAATGCTCCTGTTGAATGGGCAAGCCCCACCGTTAATATCTTCGCATCCGCGACGTATGGTCGCAGGCAAGGAGTTTCGTAATCGAGACCGCTCGCTTCCTCCTCCCAACATTCTTCAATGAAATCCAAGATGCGGTCGACATCGGAAGGATCGCTTCCGTTCACGAAGCTGACGCCCTCTTCAACCTCCTCTAATGACCAGATGTGCGGATCGGGAAGGCCAGCGTCGATATCGGCGAATGCATTTTCCAGATGCTTGGCGAAAGCAAATTCGTCATCACACCCATATTGATCACGGGAGCGCGGTTCAAATTTGCGCTTCTGTGCGATCCCCGATGGATGGAACATCGGATAGTACCAGCAGGAGTGCGAGCCGATCCTGATTGGAATTCGTCGCCCCGCCCAGATAGTAATCCCGGATCGCCGAAGAGCCCATTTCAATGGGACGTTACCAAAGCCGAAGATCGCGACCGGCTTGCTCGCTTCGATATCGGCTTCGACCGAAGGGCGGCAACATTCAATCTCCACCATGGCGGGATCGCGATTATGCGGCGGACGCGTTCTGACGCAGTTGTTCCAGCGGAGATAATCATCCCATCCATCCGGCATTCGGAAGCGCAGAACCTCCCCGGATCGTCCAATGAAATGCCTTCCCCTG